CTAGTTATCATTTTTATATAAACTATCGAACACAGCATTGATTTTTTCTTTATCCTGATCTTCAAGCTCTCGAACAATATGAAGGTAAGTAGACATTGTGGTTTCTAAACTGCTATGTCCTAAACGTTTCGATACGCTAAGTATATTTACTCCTTGATAAAGTAAAATAGATGCATGTGTATGCCTTAGTCCATGCAAAGTAAATTGCTTTTCAATCCCTAATTCTTTTAATTTTTTGCGCAAATATTTGCTGACGGCGTTTGATGAAACTAATCCATTTTTTAAGTTGAAAAAAACAAAATTATGAGGGTTTTTGATTTCAAAATTCTCGAATAATTCTTTTTGATTGATTTTAAACTTTTTTAAGAGACCAATCGTATGTTTATCAATGGAAATTTTCCTATTTGAAGTTTCGTTTTTTGTTTTTCCCCATTCATTTAATTTATAATTCCATGTTTTATTAATAGTGATGATTTGATCTTCGAAATCGATATCTTCCCATGTTAATCCTAGAAGTTCAGCAAATCGCATTCCAGTAGCACCAGCAACTAACACGAGCATAGGAGAAGAGTACTGTGCAGAAAGGTTTTCTTCTACGAGTTTCATTAAAGATTTAAATTGATCATAATCTAAATATTTATCTTCTTTTGGCTTCAATGAATCTTTTCCTTTGATTACTGCTTTTCTAGTTGGATCAAACGGAATTAATCCTTCTTCTACGGCATCTTTCAACGATGCTCTAATATGGTTATTAAACTTAATAACGGTGGATTTTACATGGTCTTTCGCATACTTATTTAAAAAGCGTTGATATCCAACTCTATCTAAATCAGAAATCAATACCGCTGGCATATATTTCTTTATGTTCATTAACGTATCTTCGTATTTTCTATAAGTGATAGGAGATACTGTTCCTTCTTTATAAAGTTGCATCCAATCCTCAAAGTAATCTGATAATAATAGATTTTTGCGATCCCCTTTAAGGCCTTTGTTTAGGTTATATTCTAATTCGTTGGCGGCATCTTTTGCTTCGCCTTTTGTCTTGAATCCTGATTTTCTTATCTTCGTGTATTTTCCGTCATCTTTTTTGTATGAAATTTCGTATTGCCAACTATTTCCACGTTTGACTAATCTTGCCATAATTGAATCTACTCTCTTTCTCTGATACAATAGGCACTATAAAGAAGCCTACTGTATAGGTTTGTTTTTTCTTAGAACACGCTCGCTTTGGTCGGTGGGGCGTGTTTTATTATTTTTTACTTACTTTACTATTAATCATATCCCATTGAGCATAGGATTTTTCTATGTTCGATCCTCTTGAACTAATTTCTCCTGTAAAAGTTACTTTATCGCCTTTTGTAAAGGTATCAGCATTGTTTACGTCCTTAGCAAAAATTACATATGAAACTTTAGGTGTTGTAGAAATATCACTCCAACTTTTATCATCGTACTCTTTGTCTGCTATAATGGCTATTCTAGTAGTCATTGATTCGATAACAGTTCCTTCAAAAGTATATGTTTTACCACTAATATATTTAGTAAAAGCTGTATTTTGCTCAGTAGCTGGAGTAATAGAATAATAACTATCTAAGAAAGCACCCCAGTCATGATTATTTGCCTCTAAAAATTCTTCAAATTGAGTTAGGCTTTTATTGCTGCTGTTAGATGTAGTAGTTTGAGTCTCAGATGATGAGCTTTCCTGTTTGTTATTGTCATTTGCCTCGTTTGATGAGGAAAGTGAGAAACCTACGGCAGTAAAAATAATCCCGATAATAAGGAGAATCATAGGTGTTTTCTTATTTGTTTTTTTGATAAATCTTACAATCAACATGATTAAACCTATAAAAAATAAAACAATACCAGTAAAACCGAATATACCGTCCATTAATAAAACATCCTTTTCTTTTGATAGTTAATATTACAAACCAAGCAGTTCTTTTTTCTTAAAATCAAATTCGTCCTGATTAATAATACCTTCATCCAACAACTCTTTATACTTTTTAATTTCATCTGCACTTGAAATTTGTGTTTCTTTGGAATTATTATCTAATATAGATTGTTGCTTCTCTATATATTTTTTTAAATTCTCCATTTCATTCCAATATTTTTTTGTAAACATAATGGTGTTTTCATCTTTCGTGGCTGCTAATATTCCTCCACGACTTTCGTTTCCACCCAGCAGAGTAAATTGTATATAACCATTGCTCATACCTGGTTTTTTTAATTGTACTGCTGATATATTTTTAAAGGGAATAGTTTTTTCTCCTTTAATACCTTGATTAACTAAATTTATAAATCCTTTTCTAATAATTGAAATAGAATCATCAGTTACTTTGATCAAGGTTTTTCCTGGAGATTTTATTAAAATCTCTTTTTCCATTTTTTCTTCCTCATTTCTATGATATGATTTTTTTGTAGAAGCTCATATATGAGGAAAGAGTCCGTGTTGCAGCACGGGCTTTTTTTATATAAGAAAACGATAAGCGCTTTCTGGAAGTCCGTAAAGTTTTTTTAATTCCTCGATTTTTCTAGGATATTGATCGTTGTCTTCTTTGTATAAAGAAACAATGAGATTAGCAGCAAAGCAATTAGCTTCGCTTTCAGATTTGCTTCTAGATGTTCTTGTTGATACGTAATAGCTAGATAAGCCACGATGAAAAATAGCGTGACCTAATTCGTGAGCGCAAATGTAGAATCTTTCCTCAGAGTCTCGCAGTTCATCATTTAGAAAGATTATTGCACGATCTCTAATTTCTTGAAACTGCCCTTTGGGATTTTCGATAAAAGGAACGTATTGAATTTTAATGCCCATCTTTTCACAAATATAAAAAGGATTAGCGGACTGGTATTTCCGCTTCAACTCCTCGACTAAATTAATCGTATCCATCTCCATAAGCTCACATCTTTTTGCCTTTTTCTTTGTCTTCTTTCACAATATCCCAGAAAGTCGCTATAAGGATATCTTTTACGCGCTGTATTTGTTCGGGTGTCAATGTTTCCCCACCATAAGACATATTAACATTTGAGTCTAGTAGTTTATCAAGTTCAACCACTTCCTCTTTTGTAGCCCATTTGGGAACATTATTATTTCCTAATAAATAATCAGTTGTGACCCCAAAATAATCAGCAACTTTCTTTAAGTTCTCAGATTTTGGTGAGGCTTTATCCCATCTTCTTATTTGTCCATTAGAAATGCCTACCTGTCTTTCTACTTCTGCTATAGTCACATGCTTTTCATCTGCTAATTCTTTAATCTTAGTAACTAAACTCATTATTATCAACCTTTCAAAGCTGAAAAGAAAATAAATAGCTTAAAAGTTATATTTTTAGTTGACAATTAGCTTTTAAGCTAGTATATTTAATTTGTAAGCTAAATTGTTAGCTAAATAAGAGCAACAAAAATATCTATTAATTAAAAACATTCTCTCGGTCGCCAAACTTAGAAATGTTATTTTAGAGGCTTTTTATAAGGCTTATTTAACTATGTATTTATAATAGCTTAAAAGCTAATAGGTGTCAATGATTTAGCTAATTTTTTAGCTTACAAATCATTTTTTAGAAAGGAGCTGTTTTTATGTCTGAGAATTTAGACTTAAAAATTCGGGCAGAGATGAGAAAAAGAAGAATGACTTTCAAAGAACTAGCTGCGCTTGTTGGTATTTCAGGAGCTTATTTATCAGATATTCTAAACGGCAATCGTGATGGAAAAAAAGCTCAAGAACACATAGAAACTGTAAAAAAAATATTAGGTATTCAATAGGAGGAACAGCTAATGCAATATCTAGAAGCAAAAATCCCAATTCCAGAAGGCTATGTAATTATCTCCCAAGTGGATTATGAGGAGTTAAAAAAAGCTGATGATACTGGTAGATGGATGACGTTGCCAGAAGTACTAGAACGGATTAACAGAAAATATGATTGGTTTACTTCTAGAGTTTTAAAGAACCCAAGATATAGAAATATTATCGATATCGAAAAAAATAAAAATGGATTTGTCTATTATCCAGTTGAAGGAAGAGACACATATCTATTTTTAAGAAGTAAAACACTTGAATTTTTAGAAACAAATTTTTCGGAAATCTTAAGGAGGTAAGCGGATGGGAAAATTTAACAGAGCATTAGTATTCAGCGCACCACTAATCATCTACGCTTTAGGACTTTGGGGAAGCAGACAAGCGTTGATAGGAACGATTGTTTACATGGTCTGGATTTTTATGGGGCTTGATGAAGCTGAGTACAGAGCGAAAAAGCCAGTCGGGAGGGACTGACTAAAATATGATTTTTTTATTTTTGTTCCTTTGGGCTGCTATTGCGTACTTCATCCAGCTCCTTGTTGTCAAAGTTGCTCTTATTTCTTTTAGGAAGAACAAAAGAAAATAGCGCTATAAATGAAAGATAAGTAGCCGCTACATTAAACTGTTCTTTTGAAAAAGTTACAGTCATCGGAATGATAATTGATATTGAGGAAGTAATCTTAATTAAAAATATAGCAATATTTTCAACATCGCGTTGGTTTTTATTTAACATTGTCCAACATGTTTTAGCAACAATAAAAATAATTACACATGATATTAGCACACAGACTGAAAAAAGTTTTAGAAATGCGATGTAGTCAATGTTATTGAACTCCTTCAAAATACTATTTTTATTCAATGTAATAAAAGGAATTTTTTTAATTGAAGACAGGAAAGATAAGGTAATAAACAGAATTATATATATGGTTAAAGCCGCAGTAAGAATGTAATTGAGCTTTTTCCTCATAGAATCACCTCACTTTCTAACGAAAATTATACCAAAAAGGAGAGAAGAAATAATGCAAGAATTAGTAATTTTGAAAAATAAAGAAGCTGTAACTACGAGCTTACAAGTGGCAGAAAGTTTCAAAAAGAAACATAAGCATGTACTAGAAGCAATTGAATCAATAAAAAGATCGGTCGAAAATTCGGCCAATGTTGAAGATGGGTCCAATTTTGGACAGATGTTTGTGGAAGGGAACGAGCCAGACTCATACGGAAGAAGTCGGAGAGTTTATTTCATGAATAGAGACGGATTTTCCTTGCTAGCTATGGGATTCACTGGAAGTAAAGCAATAAATTTCAAACTAAAATTTATTGAAGCTTTCAACGAAATGGAAGATGTTATTCGGAAGAATACTGTTCCTCAAACAATTGAAGACATGATGATCTATCAATTAGAAGAAATGAAAGATGTTAAAAAAGATGTTTCCATGCTTAAAGATACTATGCGAATTAGCGGACAACAAGAGTTTGAAATTAAGCAAAAAGGAAATATGAAAGTTATGGAAGTTCTAGGGGGAAAAGAAAGCCGAGCTTATGAAGAAATCAGCAAAAAAGTATTCTCAAAATTTTGGTCTGAATTTAAACGTACCTTTTCAATCCCAAGATATGGCGAGTTACCTCGTAAGAGATTCGATGATGCTGTTTCATTTATTGAAATGTGGTTACCAGAAACTGCGATCCGCATGGAAATCGATCAACTGAACAGACAACAAAGACTTTTCGGTGATGAAAATGAATAGAGCTGAAGCGCTAAGAATAGGGACGGTAATTGCTAATCGCTGGTGGAGACACAATAAACCAAGCATCCTAAGCCAACAACATATTGATAAGCAAAAAGCATGGCAACAAATAAAAAAGTGACTCAGCCGACCAAAGCAATGAGTCACAAAGAAAATACATCTAAGGAGATGTTACCACATGAAAAAAGAACTTTCCACTCTAGATCAATATTTGACTGATCCTAGTTGGGGCAAATCGAATATCAAGGAAACAAGCAATCGAAAAATCAGACGCAATCTTTTGACGGATGAAGAACTAGCATGTGATCAAGACGATTTGGGAAATTTTGTGAGTATTTGGGATCATGTCTATCTTATCCATTTATCGAGGAAGTCCAAAAAACCTGAATATATCTATGTCATCGAAGATGGTTTGATTGATGCGCTAGAAGAGTATGACAGAGATAACTTGATTGATATCTCTTATTACGGACCAGGTAAGAACTACATTGCTGAAATGGAGGCAGAATTTGATGAGTGAAATCAAAGGGACAACGAACTTTGAAAAACTTTTTAGTCGTAAGTTAAATAAAATTCTCAAGAAAAAAGGAAATTTTGATTATTTATCTTGGGCTCACGCGTGGGAGATTATGAAAAAGAATGATCCACAGGCAACGGTAACTATTAATGAGTACAAACACTACAGGGTTGTTTCTGGAACTCATCAAGACTTTCTTGTTGAGGAATATAAACCTTTTCTTATGGATGAAACTGGGACTTATGTATCTGTCTCAGTAACGGTTAAAGGACACACGGAAACCGAGTTATTTCCTGTTTTAGATTATCGAAACCAACCAGTTATTAAGCCAAATGCTATGCAAATCAATAACTCATTGAAGCGATGCTTTGTGAAAGCATTGGCTCTACACGGACTGGGATTATATGTATTTCAAGGGGAAGATATTCCAACACCACCTAGAATCGATACAAAGAAATTAAACATGCTAGAGACGATTCTAGAAGCTTTCAATGAGCAGATGGGTAAAGATATGACCAAAACCTTAATCGAATATGTTAATGAGCAGACAGATAAATTAGGGCTCTTAGCTGATAACGTTGAAACTATTGAACAGTTAAGCTATGAGCAATGTGCCTTGATGGAGCGAGCAATAGCAGCTAAGAGAAAAGAATTAGATAAGAAGTGATATGAGTGTTTAAACCATTAATCGATTCATATTCAGCGGTTCTGAAAAAGTTCAAAGGAAAAGACATAAGCGCAACCATCAATGAGGAAGTGAACATTGATCGACTAAAGACGATGTATGACGGCTACGATGGTGATCGAGTCATTGAAATTCGTTTTATTGATCCTAGACGTTTCACCGTACAGCAACGAAACTTCATCTATGCGCTGATAGGCGATATTTTTATCGATACAGGCATGCCAACGGACTTCTGGAAGGAATTCTTCTACTTTCGTTTTGAAGGTGTCACAGGGCGCAAAATAAGCCTGAAAGACGAATCGAATACAACTGTGAGTGATGCCAATGTCTTAGCAAATATCATCTTAGATTTCATCTTTGAACATCATATTCCTTTCAAAGAAGGCTATGAGATTTTACCAGCGAATCAAGAATATTACTTCTACAAATGCATCACAAAAAGAGTCTGCTGCATCTGTGGCAAAACAGGAGCTGACATCGATCACTTTGACAAAGCGCTAGGAAGACGAAAGCGCAAAGAAGTTGATCATGCAGAGTACACATTTGCAGCACTCTGCAGAATCCATCACACAGAGAAGCACAAAATAGGTGTGATTAATTTCAAAAATAAATATCAAATCAAAGGGATCAAATTAAACCAGAAAACAATCAAAAAGTTAAATATTGGAGGGTAAAAATGACAGAACATCGAAGTTATTATGCGATTATACCAGCCAACGTAAGGTACGACAAAAGACTTAAACCAAATACTAAGTTGTTATACGGAGAGATAACGGCCTTGTGTAATGAAAGAGGCTTTTGTTGGGCAGGCAATGAGTACTTTGCAGATTTATATGGTGTGAATAAAGAGACCATATCGCGATGGGTAAGTGATTTGATTAAGTTTGGATACTTGAATCGGGAAATCATTTACAAAGAGGGTACCAATCAAATAATCAATAGGTACCTACGAATTAATCAATACCCTATTGACGAAAAACGCAATACCCCTATTGACGAAAAAGTCAAAGATAATAATACATCTATTAATAATACATTTAATAATACAAAAGAATATATAAGAGAGTTACCGCCTTCGAAAAAATCGAAGGCTAAGCCCGTCCGTCATAAATACGGAGAGTATAAAAATGTTCTTTTGTCAGATGAGCAGATGGAGAAACTCAAAACAGAATTCCCTAATGATTACCAAGAGCGAATCGAACGACTGTCAGAGTATTGTGAATCATCTGGTAAGACTTATAAAAACTATTTGGCAACTATTCGAAGTTGGGCAAGGAAAGAAAAAAGTGAACCTAAGAACGCAAGCAGTGGATACAAGCGCACAGGAAGACGAGAGAAGCTTCCTGAATGGGCAATCGACCAAGAAGCCTATCTCAAGAAAAAAGCGCTAGAACGAGCTAATAGACAATCAAAAGCACCATTCTAAGAGGTGGAAAAATGAAGATCGATTATCTAGAACTAATTAATGAAATAGCGAATTATAAAAAGGGCGAGGAATTAGACGTCCTGAGAGACGTATATGATCAACTCGAAGAAGCTGGAATTGAAGGAATTAAGAATGATCGTTCGAGTTGGAGTAAACTCAGATACTATTTCGCACTCTATATCGATGGAACGCAATTAAGAAATTTAGCATATACCAAATTACTATTCATTGATTGTGTTAAAGGATTGCAAAAACATCTTAATGAACTTGAGCAGGTGTAAACAAGATGGACCTAAAGACATTTACAGCACAGATCGAATTAATGCATCAAGAAGCTTTAAGACAAAGTGTGTCGTACGAAGACAAGTGGCTCAACACATTTCATGGCGGACGTGAGAGCGCACTTGATCAAGTACTCAAATTACTGAAAGGAGAATGTCGGGATGGATAAGAAAGCGGCAATGCAGCGAATTATCGAATTGACTTATTCAGAAGATTGGCAAAATGACAAAGAAGCTGCTTCAGAAGTGATGAGGCTTGGAAGAGCGATGTGGGCAGACAAGAGCAACAAGCCAAGACCACGAAAAATCGCAATTTGGCATGGTGACAAACTTCTAGTGACAGGGACAGCTGAACAGTTAGCAAGTCTCACAGGCTTGCACGAGAAAATCGTGAGGAAAAGAGCAAGGTGTGGCTACACAGACGCTAAGAAGAGAACGTTTAGATACGTGGAGGAATCATCATGACAACAGAAGAAGTGATTCAAATGCGCATTCGAAGCCTTCAGCGTGAGATTGACGATCTGGAACGAACAAAGGCAGTGATGGTCAATGAAACGGCGAAAAAGGCAATCGATTTACACATAGTGAATTTAAGAAGGGAAATTCGTAGATTGGAGGAATGAGCGTGGATAAGAAAGCAGCAATGAAACGAATTGCTGAATTAACCAAGTCAGAATCTTGGCAGGAGGACAAAGAAATAGTTGCAGAAGTCCAAAAGCTCGGTAAATCAATGTGGACTGAAAAGCCTAAACGGAAAACGCCGAGAAAAATTGCAATCTGGCATGGTGATCGAATTCTAGTAACAGGTACCGCTGAACAGTTATCTGAAATTACTGGTCTGAGCAAAAACATCATCTGGGATAGAGCTAGAAGCTTATGGATTGATTCAAAAGGACGACAGTTTAGGTATGTGGAGGAGAAATAATGAACGAACTAATCACAAAAGTAGAGAAGTGGGCAAAAGATAAGGGATTGGATCATGCGGATCCAAAAGCACAGTTTTTGAAAGTAGCTGAGGAATTCGGGGAAATCGCTTCAGCAATGGCAAGAAGTAATGATGAGCTATTTAAAGATAGTGTAGGAGACGTTATCGTCACGCTGATTATCCTTTCCATGCAAAAAGGGACAAACGTACAAGAGTGTTTAGAAATGGCATACAACGAAATCAAAGGACGCACAGGGAAAATGGTAGATGGTGTATTCGTGAAGTCGAGTGATTTGGAGGACAGCAAATGATAGGTTTAACAATATTTTGGTGTGCGATTGGTGGCTTACTAGCAATTCTAGGATACTACCTCATCTGTGAAAGTAGAAAAGGAAGAAAATATACAGTGACAGGTATTGTCCTGTTAATTATCGGAATTCTAGTTGCAGTTGGAGCAGAACTGAATCTTTATGTAAATGGTACACAAGAAGATTTGGTGCGATTTATGTTTTGGATGAAGAATTAGAAGGATTAGAACAAGAGGAATAGAAATGAAAGCATACACAATCAAGTTTTATGGAAATAAAACCTTTGTATACATCCTAAGCGGTCTCAGACTTGATTTTAGAGGCTATTCAAAAGAAGACCTTTTAGAATCCTTATATGGTTACGGATATTTAAATGAAGATGAACTAATAAGCTTAGAGAAATTTACAAATGCTTGGACGATTGAGGAGGAAGAGGAATGAAACTAAAAGACGGATTTTACGCTAGTAGTCATGGTATCGGCGGTTTAATGCTAGATATGCCGACAAAGAACCCTAAAACACGTGAGAAACCAAAATTCAAAGTCGGCGACATGGTCCGATGTGAGGCAGAAGAGTTCATCTATCCATTTCGTGGATATGTAGAACATGTTTATAATCACTCAGCGATCATTCGTATTGAAAACACGATGGAATGTGACAAGTGGTTAGCGAAAAGCAAAGAGAATTTAGCTGTAGCGAGATTGGTGGATATGGAGGTAATAAACAATGAAACTCAAAATCTTTGAAAATAATTCTAGATTTGACTTAGAAAAAGAACTAAATGAATTTGCAAAAAACAATGATATCCAGCAAATATCTCTAGCGACTGCAGAGTATGGTTATGAAACTTTTTATAGTTTTACCGTGGGCTATAGTCCAAAACAGGAGGAAGTATGATGAGAATCAACTTAAAAGAAACTTTAGTAGGGAAACGTATTGAACACATAGGGCGAGATTACCTACGATTGGAGGACGGAACAGTCCTTTCAATTGCTGGAGATTATGGAGACTGCTGTGGCTATGCTGAATTTGAATTTGTTACTAGGGGTATTGACTTTGAAGATAATGTCATAACTGATATGAGTCCTGATTACATGGATGACTACTATAGCGGGGAAGAAAGTTTCCAGATTACTGTGTTCACTCATGATAAGAGCTTTGATATTGAAGGAGAAGTGGGCTCAGGGTCAGGCTGGGATTATGGACAGTGTATTAAAATTACTGTAAACGACATTGAGGAGAAAGAGGAATGAATGATTTATCTTTAGTTTTTCTATTTGTCGCAGTATTTTTAGCAGGACGTTTAACAGGGGTTCGTTCCGGTCGAAATAATATTCGCATGGAATTTATCAAATTGATTGGAAAAGCACAAGAACACAGTGTTGACGATAACCAAAGAATGGGATGGCTGAAATGCTTAAGCTATCTTTTGAATAGGGTTTAAATCTCTTTTTACAACTGCATATAAATCGGGAGAACTCATTGAGGACAAATAAAAAAAGCCGGATCGCTCCGACTGATTCAATAAATCCAACACATTTATTATATCACATAAAGGAGCGGTTTGACTTGATGCAATTGTTACGAGAGGTAGATTTCAAACAGACAAGATGTAATGCGAGAGATGTGCTGAAGAACTTTCGGCGTTTGGAGCGGATGGCAGGTCGCTCTTTGATAGATATTAAGTCTCCGATTATTACGGATATGCCGAAGGCACCAAAGCACGGCAATAAGGCAGAGGACGCGATCATTCGGATGATGGATATAGAAGCAGAGAGAGATGCGATTCTAGCGGCTTTGATGGCTCTTAGTCTGATTAGTCGCCAGATACTCTACTACAGCTTCTGTGACGTAAACAAGCACTCTAATTATGAAATAGGGCAATTGATACGAGGATACGGTGAAAAGAATGTAGAGAAGCTGAAATCCATCGCATTGATCGAATTTGCAGAAGCATATAAAAAAGGCGTGTTAGTTCAGTATCGTTAATTTTGTAGGGTTTTTGTAGGGATAGTGTAGGGTTTTTGAGCGGTTTAACGTGATATTATGGTAGTGTCGAAAGATTAGGGAACAGGACTTCGACAAAATAAAATGTAAGGGAGGAAATCTCCCTCATCGTTTAATTAAGCTTCGGTAGACAGCAACGGAAATATTAAGAATAAGGATGTGAATTTCAACTCCTTCTAAATTGTTCTTATTATCTATCATCCGTTGCTGTCTATTATTTATTATTGACGGGAACGTAAGTTCATGATATTTTATTACCATAATCCTTATGATTATATCTGCTAGAAAAGAAGTTTTAGAAAGCGATTGTTTTCTAAACTTCTTTTTGATTTAATAATAAATATAGCGGATATTAATTAAAGGGAAGTGCTTAGATTTGGACATAAAAAAAATGTACGATGCTAGCAGAGAAATGCAAAACAGCAACAACGTGTCAACAAATATAGAATTGTTTTTGCTTAGAAAGGCTGAAAAAAGTGAAGTAAATATATTTTCCCTAGGCGTAGACAGTGATTTACAAGCTGATTTACTGAATATTTTTACAAATTATTTCCAAAGATCGGAAAAAAGAGATTACGTACAAAGTGAATATGATGTTGTTACATCTGGAAAATTTGATAAGGAATATTATAAAACAAAGACATCTGAATATGCTGGAGTAAAGAAATTTGTTGAGTTATTTAATTCAATTGATTTAGATGATATAAAAGGATTAAAAGAAGATTCGTTTTTTGCTTATGCAGTAAGAGTCAGAATTGATGAGCAACAATTTATCTTTATTGCTCCATTTTCCAAAGTATCAAAAATCTCTGCTACGAAAGTTATTGGGAATTTAAAAAATAACAAATTGACAAAAATTAAAAATGATGCTACAGTCGGTTTTAGCTCATCGATTTCAATGTTGATTTTAGATGACGAAGTGTTAATTTTAAATAATTTAAGGATTTTTGAAAAGTGTTGTGGAATGAAGGCGGAATTTGTAAAAGGTGCACAATCACTTTTACAAAATATTGCTCAATTTGACTCAATAGAAGATTTAGGTGAATTACAAAAGGTAATAGAATCGGATAGTGTTGTTGCAAAAAGATTAACGAAATTGAATCAAAGCTTTGAAAGAGTACAATCTTTTTTTAATAATAAAGATAAAGTTGAAAATTTACTTAATGACGATGCTTTTAAAGATAAGTTTAAGGATATCAAATACAATAATGGTAAATTACAATTTGAGAAAAGAAATAGACATGCATTTATTACATTGATTTCAGATGCTTGTTATGAAACAATTGTTGGAAAAACTAAAGGCATTGACAATGGCTTTTAATTAGGAGGTGGGGAGATATATGCTAAGCCCAATCGAAAAATGGAAACTATATATATCTTCTTATATTCCATTATATTTTCTAATATTAATCAAAGAATATAATCAATTTTTCGATACTTTAGTAAATATAAATCGGCTTAAGTTGCCAAGTATTTTTGTCTATGTTACATCATTTTTTCTAATTTATTCCTTGTGTATAATAAGAAAAATTTTTTTTGGTAAGTCTACTGAAACGTTTACTGTTTCCGAAAAGTATGAAACGGTAACTGATAGCGTTATGAATTACGTTATGACTTATATTATTCCGATGATATCCATAGATTTTTCTCAACCAATAACTGTAATAACTAATTTTCTGCTTTTTGTTTTTATTGGAATAATTTACGTTAAAAATGATTTAATTTATTTGAATCCTCTAATAAGTATAAGAAGGAATATTTTTTTAAGCGATGATAAAATTGTTATTTCAAAATTCACTCAAGGCGAGTTAAAACGTTTCAAAAAAGAAAATATAAAAGTGGTTGGTAAAAAACTATCAAGTCATGTTTTGATTTATCAAGATAAAAAAAAGTGAGCAATTAAGATCGCATAAAAGCGGTCTTTTTATTTTGCACAAAGGGGGTAACAACAATGTATAGACCACAATACTTAGAACAGAAGTATGAAGTAATCACTGTGCAAAATGGTAACGGTGAGATAGTACGAAAGTATAGAAGACCAATAAAGAGCGATACATATAAACGAAAGGAAAGCGATGAAGTTATTCCATTGTATGGCAAAAGAATAGCTAAGCATTAAATAAGATTGCGAAAGGAGACGGGGCATGACCGAGGAATTCTATAGATGGCTATTACAGTTGATAAGAGAAGATCGTTTGGTTAAGTTCTATCAGTCTCCTAAATGGCGCAGACTTAGAGAGAAAGCGATGAAACGAGACCACTATGAATGCCAAGAGTGTAGAAGACTAGGTAAGTATCATAGAGTAGAGAACGTTCATCATATAAAGGAAGTCAAGGATAGACCTGACTTAGCTTTAGATTTAGATAATCTTATTTGTTTATGTGTTGAACATCATAATGAAGTTCATGGCAGATATCTTACAGCACTAGATAAACAAGAGAAGAAGATAGAAAGCTTTGCTAACTTCGACGCAAGTGAAAGGTGGTAAGTGCATGATCATCAATGACAATGGCAGAGAGTATGACACAGAGAAGATTGAAGAGTATTCATCTTATACACAAGGATTGATTAAACGTTTGATATACGTTCGCTATGTAGGCATCAGGGATCTGTTATCAGATAACTGTTGTAGTAAATACAAAGTGAATCAAGTAAGAGAAGCGTTGAATAAAGATAATAACGTTGAAAGAATAAAAAATGTTTTTGGATATGGCATTGAAGAGATTAATTATTACATTGACTTCGCTGAAGCTTTCATTCCGATGGTGAGATAACCCCCCCTTAAAATAAATCGCAAATTTTTTGGGGGTGATGAAACGGAGGGGGCTATCAGGAAAAGAGATTTTTTCGAACTTTATCATGAAAGGAGGGCTAAAATGTTTAAAAACGAATTGTCTCAAAATCGCTACAGAGAAAAATTACGCCGCTCTTTAATAAGCCAATTGGAAAGTCAGAAAACAAATATTGAGCCATTTTTAGATAATGTTGATCGTTATATCAGTTTATGGGAAACGGCGATATCGCTGGAAGAAGATATATCCGAGAACGGTATTAGATTGGAGAATGGTAAAAAGAATGAATCAGTAGCGTTGCTTGTTTCTGTCAACAAACAAATGGGATTGATGTTGGATAAACTTGCCATTACTCCTGAATTGGTAGGTGAAGCAAATGAATCAATTCCTGAGTTATAAGCATATTGAAAATTGGTTCGAAGCTATAGAAGAAGGCACTATCAAGGTATGCAAAGAGCAATTATTGCTAAAAAAGTATCTAGAAGAAAGAGTCTTTACTAGAGAAGATATTTACTTCGATAAGCAAATGGTAGAGGATTCAATCAATATACCAGCACAATACTTTCCATTTGAATTAATTCCGTGGGAAAAATTTCTACAATGTTTTATTTATGGAGTCCGATGGAAAAAAGATAGAACGCTTGTGTTCAATAGATATCTTTCATTAATGGGACGTGGTAATGGTAAAACTGGTTTTGCTTCTTGGAACAATTTTTTCTTGCTGACTGCAAAACATGGTATTAAAAATTATGATATTGATATCTATGCCAATAATGAAAGCCAAGCAAAGACTAGTTTTGATGATGTATTTAAAGTAATTAAAGATCATCCTGATTTAGATAAAAAAGTATTTAAAGCTACGAAGGAAGTTATTCAAAATATCGCTACAAATAGCAAGCTTCGTTATAACACGGCAAACGCTAGAACAAAAGATGGTAAACGACCAGGAGCAAACCGTTTTGATGAAATTCACGAAAATGAAGATTATTCAATGATAAATGTAGCTACTTCTGGTGGTGGTAAAATTCGAGATTATAGAGAATTTTATGATACAACTAATGGTCACGTTCGAGGTGGACCACTCGATGACATTATAGAAGAATCAAAAATGATTCTTTCTGGAGAACTTGGAATTGATAAGGATGGAGCAGAATTTTCTAGTTTGTTTCCATTTATTTGTCGCTTGGATAATGATAATGAAGTTGATGATCCTGACATGTGGGAAAAAGCTTGTCCAACTATTAATTACAATGCAGATCTAAAACGGAAAATGTTTCAAGAATACTCTCAAATGCAACGTAATGCTGGTTTAAGACTTACGTTCATGACGAAACGAATGAACAGACCAATGGAAGATACACGATTTGCTGTAGCTTCATATGATGATGTTCTGCATACGAAAGAAAAAGAATTTCCTGAAAAAATGGATGAAGTGATAGGAACAGTCGATTTTGCTGATAGACGAGATTTTGCGAGCGTTGGTTTGTTAGGAAAATATGATAAAGATGTTTATTTTACACAACATACTTTTATCCACGAATCAGCTCTTCGATTACAAAACATCAAACGAGAGGTTATAGATATTTCTATAGATCAAGGAAAATCACAGATCGTTCATGGAAAAAATATAGAAGCTGATTATATTGTAGGTTGGTTTCTTGAAATGAGTAATAAATATTATATTAAAAAAATTGCTATGGATATGTACCGTGCAAAAATATTGAAGCCCGCTTTAGAAGAAGCAGGTTTTACTGTGGAAATTGTTCGAAGCGGATCTGTTACACATGGTATGTTAAAAGATCTAGTTGATGACCTTTTTATTAATCAACGTTTATTTTTTGGTGACGATGCGATTATGCGTTGGTATTGCATGAATGTATATGAAGAGCATATTTCTAATGGAAATATACGCTATGAAAAAATAGAACCTGAAACTAGAAAAACGGATGGCTTTTTTTCATTCCTTCATGGTTTGAATTTTTTAGATGATATTTATGATTCTGCTCCTGTAACAGTCACAAATAGCTCAGTAGAAAATACAGGAACTGGATTTACTCCTCTAGTATTCTAACTTGAAAGGAGGTGAGAAAGTGGGGATTTTTCAAAAGGCGGTAGGATACTTCACAAAAAAAGCAACGGTTCCTTTAGAAGAATACTTTTGTAAATTGCAAGTTGATTTTGTGTATCGAAAATTTGCAATTGAAACTTGTATTGATTTGATTGCAAATGCGATGAGCAAAGCGGAATTCAAGTCATATGAAGATGGAAAAAATAAAAAGAATGATCTTTACTATAGGCTGAATGTAGCTCCTAATAAGAAAAATAATGCAACTGAATTTAGAAAAAAACTGATCAGGAGATTAATATTCTACAATGAAGTATTGATCGTTTCTCCGTCTGATAATTCCAGCGAAATATTTATTGCGGATAGTTGGGATGTCACAGAATATGCATTAAAAGATGATGTGTTTTCTCAAGTGCAAATTAACAATATAGTCCTTGATAGAGAATTTCTAGAAAGTGATGTTATTTATATAAAATACGCAGATCAACAAATTAGGCAACTAGTCGATGCGTATTATCAAGCGTATGGGAAACTCATTTCTAGTGCTATGAATGTTTACAAGCGTTCTAACGCTCGTAGATACGTACTGAAAGGGAATTTATTCCGATCTCAAGACAATACAACACAAGATCAAATCAATAAAATGATGACATCACAATTTAAGGCTTTTATGGAAGCTGATAATGCAGGTGCGGTATTTCAATTACAAAATGAGTACACATTAGAAGATTTCAGCGGAAACTTTCAAAGCAATTCAAGAGATATAAAAAACTTAATAGACGACATATTTGAGATGACAGCAGCAGCGTTTCACGTTCCGAAAAACCTACTAAAGGGAGACATGAGTGGGTTATCGGATCAAGTGGACGCTTTTTTAATGTTCGAAATCATTCCAATTGCTGAACTTATTCAGGATGCGTTTAACGCTAGTCTCTATGAAGCAGAAGAATACTTGTCAGGGAATTTTGTGCGTGTTGATACAACTATGATCAAGATTACTAGCTTCAAAGATTTGGTTGACGCTATTGATGTAGGCATTAGAAATGGGGTATTTACAATCAACGAAGGAAGAGAACGCGTTGGAAATGATCGCTCTGATAAGGCGATGGCAGATGAAATATTTATAACTAAAAACAACCAACAAGTATCGAAAGGAGGTGAGGCGAATGACGACAATGAAAACATTTCTAGCAGTGAAGAATGAAGGCACAGTACCGCAAATTTTTATTCAGGGATTTATTGGTTCTAGTTGGTTCTTTGAAGGGAATACTGACAAGGGAATCAAAAATATTTTGGATAGTCTAGGTGATCAAGAAGAAATTGAAGTAGTAATTAATTCAAACGGTGGAGACGTATTTCAAGGGATTGCTATTGGGAACTTACTTAAGTCAAATAAAGCAAAAGTTAACGTTGTGATTAACGGATTAGCCGCTAGTGCTGCTTCAATTATCGCAATGGCTGGCGATACTGTAAAAATTTACAACAATGCGCAATTGATGATTCACCGCGCTTCCACATATGGAGAAGGTAATGTTGATGACTTCCGCACGATTGCTGACCAACTGGAATCAATTGATAAATCAGTAAAGGCTTCATATAAAACACGATTCAATGGCACAGATGAAGCATTGCAAGAACTTCTTGAAAAAGAATCGTTTATGGATGCAGAAACAGCTTTGAGTTATGGATTGGTCGATGAAATTATCGATGCAGAAAATAGCTCAGGTACTGAAGCTAAAAAAGAACAAAGCGTTGAAGAAATTTTGAATGAAGTTGAAGAAAAAAGAGCAGAAAAAATTGCTGCATTTACAGCAGCATTAAATAAAACATTTGGACAAGGAGATGCAAAATAATGACAGTTAAAAATTTAAAAGGTGTAACAGCTGCAAGCGACCAATTGATGAAGGCTTTTAAAGATGGTAACGAAGAATCTTTTAGTGCAGCTATGGTAAGTTTATCTAAGGAAATTCAGGATAAAATTTTAGAAGAAGCAACAGCAAAAAATCAAGATCAATTAGTATTAATGAATCGTGGTCAGCGTGTGTTAACTACGCAAGAAACAAAATTCTATAACGAAGTGGTGAATAACGAAGGTTTTGCAGGGGTTGAAGAATTAGTACCAGCTACTGTATTTGAACGCGTATTTGAAGATCTAGAACAATCTCATCCACTATTGCAAAAAATTACTTTTGTTAACACAACTGGTGTAACAGAATGGATTGTGTCACGTGGAGTCAATCCAGCATGGTGGGGTAAACTGTGCGAAGCTGTTAAAAGAGTTTTAGATAATGGCTTTGACGTAATTAACATGAAGCAGTTCAAGCTATCAGGTTATATCCCTGTATGTAAGGCAATGCTTGACTTAGGTCCAGTATGGTTAGATCGTTATGTTCGTACTGTTTTAGTTGAATCGTTGAGAATTGCATTAGAACAAGCAATTGTTGATGGTACTGGTAAAGATATGCCAGTTGGAATGATGCGTGACATGAGCAAACAAACTAGCGGAGAATATGCTGAAAAAACAGCAGAACCTATTACAGCTTTAGATGCTGCAACTATGGGCGATTTGATGGCACGACTATCAAAATTCAATATCGAAGGCGTAGATGATCCGATTTATCGTAATGTAAATCCTTCTGATGTGGTCCTAATTGTGAATCCAACAGATTACTGGTCTAAAGTTTTCCCAGCTAAAACTGTACTAACTGCTAATGGAGAATATGTACAAGTATTGCCAGTACCAGTTTCAGACTTGCAGTCAACTGCTGTGCCAGAAGGAAAAGCAGTTATTGGGGTAGCTTCAGATTACTTCATGGGTGTAGGATCTACGCTAAAAATTGAAGCTTCAGATGAATACCATTTTGTTGAAGACGAACGCATTTATCTAGCTAAACAATATGCAAACGGACAACCTAAACGTAATGATAGTTTCATTGTATTAGATATTAGCGCTTTGGGAACTACTACTACAACTACAAAACCAACAACCACAACAACTACAACACAAGCGTAGGTGATCATAATGAAGTATATTCTTTGTCAGCCGGCAATCAATCGGTTTAAATGGGAGCTTGAAGTTTGTTTAACTAATCTGAAGAAACTAGGAATCAAAGACATCATATTGCTTTTCAGCAGACACGATGATCAGATTCCTATTTTTTTTGAGAAGGAATATGGCGTTGAAGTTCATGTGTACGATGATCTGCGGGACGACAAAGAGTATATTCCTTCGATTAAACCATATTTATGGTGGAAATATTTAGAAGAAGATCATTCGCGTGAGAACGACCGATATTTCTATATCGATTCGGATGTCATTTTCAATAAAAGAATTAATTTGCGCAAATTGCCTTCTAAAGATGATGTTTGGTATTGTAGCGACTGCTGTAGTTATCTAAGTCTTGATTATATTAGAAGCTGTGAAAACGGAGAAAATATTCTAAAAGATATGGCAAATATTGTAAATGTTACAGTAGAATCTTTGGAAACTATAAACACTAATTCAGGAGGCGCACAGTGGGTTATTAACCGTCCTAAAGCGAATTATTGGAAAAAGGTTTATCTGGATTCTAATCGGCTATATCGCTACCTTAGAGGGCAAAAAACAAATATACAAATCTGGACAGCCGAGATGTGGGCACAGCTTTGGAACATGATGTATTTCAATATTGGTCCTAAAGTTCACGAGGAATTAGACTTTTGTTTTGCTACTGACCCAATAGAAAAAGTTAAAGAAGTAAAAATCTTGCATAATGCTGGAGTAACAACAAATGATGAAGATTTATTTTTCAAAGGGAGATACGTGACTTCCACACCTTTTGATGAAGATTTATCATTTGTAAACAAGAAAAAATGCTCTTACGCATATGTTAAAGCAATTAAGGCGGTGGTTAGATGACGCCTGAACAAGTGACTGAAGAATTGCTAACAGCTGTGAAGGATAATATTTACGTTACCTGGAACGAAGAAGATGAGTCAATTAAAAAGATGATAGCTAAAAATGCTGTTTATCTTCAAAGTAAAGTGAGTACAACACTTTCTTTTTCTCCTGAAAGCTTAGAATACGGATTGCTAATCGAAAGATGTAGATACGACTGGAATCGTGCTTTAGATGAGTTTGAACAAAATTTCGCTAGTGAGTTATTAGGTTTCATTCAACATTATGCGCTACAAGAATATATTGCAGGTGATGGGAATGGCGAATAATCGTAGACTCGAAGAAACGTTCAACGATGGTTGGTTAAAGATTTTGACGCAAACCACAAAAAGAAATGAATTAGGAAAAAAGATTGGTGTAGAAGATACAGAAATCACTTCTTTAAAATTTAGAAATCTTTCCATGAGAGATAGCGATATAACAGCTATGGATGCGATGGGATCGAAATTAACTAAGAAAGTAAAGACACCATTTCATCCAATCGCCAAGAAATTTAATAAAGATCAATATTTTATCGTAATCAATAGTATGCGTTACAACGTTATCTATGCCGATTACGATAATTTTTATATCTATTTTTATCTTGAAAGTGTGGGTGAATATGGTGATTGATAATTCTAAAGAAAAAGAACGTTTAAATAAGCAAATTTCTGCTATCAAAACTTCCTTAGAAGAACATTTTAAGCTAAAACTCTTTCAAGACTCTGTTGGCGAGGATGAGCTACCTGATGATTTTAATTACTTCATTCTCGAAACAGGAGAAATAGAAATGATCACTGAACCAAAATATAGCGTGGGTCAAAATCTATATCTAACTTTCTATTCAGAAAATAGAGAAGATTTAACAGGAGATTCACTAGATATTATTTCATTGATTCAAAATCGTTCGATTCGTTTTCAGAGAATGGATCCCAACCATTTAAAACTAGAAAATCAAGATCGCTATATCGATCAATTGGTATTTACGTTTAGACGATTATTGAAGAGTGATTGTCATGGCTAAAAATAGTTGGGAGCTAAAAATAAATGGACATGATGAACTTCTTGTGCGGATGGAACGCTATTCAAGCGAGAGCGAACGACTGATTAACGAAGCATTGAAATCAAAAGGTTCAGATATTGCAGTGGATAGGATTACGGAAAAAATTCCTGTTTCTGAAGCAGATTTAAGAAGAGGACACCAACACGCAAAAAATAGTCGTCCACTTAAGACTCAATATATTAATTTGGGTTTCATCATTAGACCTACAAGAAAATTTGAGTATTTAAAATATCCTGATTTGGGGATAGGTACTTCTAAAAGAAATCAGCCAGACGAATTTATGAGAAGAGGATTAGGTCTTGCACTTGATCCAATTACAGAACTTCTGATTCGTCAATTCGATAAATTAAATAAATAGGGGGAACAACAATGGCTAAAACAACAACTGTAGTAACAACGTTCGATAACGTGAGTATCAAACGAATTGCTTTTAATTTTAAGAACGCAGAAAATGCAATCGCAACAGATTGTAACGGACAATTAGATGGCGAAACAGAAATGCAAACGGTGGTTAAAAAATGTGGAGCGACAGAAGTAAAATCAAAATCTAAACCAATCAATATGACGGTAACAATTACTGCACATGTACCGATGGAAGTTTATCGACGTTTCAATGGATTGAAACAAGATGAACGTATTAAACCAGGCATTTACTCTTACGGTCCTGATTCCGTAGGCGAAGATTTCTCACTTGCTGCAGAGATCGTGGATGACTTCGAAGAAAATAGCAAGTTAGTTGGTATGTTAGCATGCACTTCAAATACAGGATTAACATTCTCTATTGAAAATGGCGCGGATGAAGTAGCTGCGTTAGAACTAGAAACAAAAGTTATGCAAGATGAATTTGGTAAATTCTATCATGAAGCAATTGTTGCAGAACTTGAAGAAGACTTAACAGATCAATGGATGACAAATCTATCTGCTGATGTGATTAAAAAGAGTTCAACAACCACTACTACAACGACTCAAGCTTAAACATAAAACGGAGGTAGCAAAATGAACGAAGATTACTCAAAAATTGAACTAAACGATGGAACAATTTTGAATTTAGAACCTAAACTGAATATCAAGAAATTATTGATGATCAATAGAGATTTTAACACAGACGAGTTTGCAAAAATGACTGTGGGAAAAGGATCCATGGATATTTCTGTTATTCAAGGTGCAAAGGCTGTGTATATTGCTTACCGCCAAGCGAACATGACTGATTATATTTCATTCGATGAATTTATCGATAAATGGGATTTTGATATGGCTACTGCCAGCTATATTTATCAATTGATGATGTTCAAACAAGCACGAGATGCCTATCAAAAAGAATTCGAAAAAGCAAATAAGGAAAAAAAGCTTCAAAAGTAAAAATGCCAAAGCTCTTAGTTGAAACGTGGGTCGATGTCTATTCGATGTTGACCGACGTTTTTTCTATGCCTTCAGATTTAGTTTTAAGCGATATCTGTTTAGATGACATTTTACAAATGGCTTACAACAAGAGCGCTTATGAAGGATGGAAGAACTACGCAATAAATCAATCCCAAAAAAATTAAAGAAAGGAGGTAAAAAATGGCTAAAAAGAGAACAGAAGCAGAAGTAACTTTCATAGCTAACGATGACGGATTGAAATCTACGTTAAAAGAAATCAGCGCTGAATTAACTAAAAATAGAGCAGAATTAAAACTAGAACAAGCTCAATTACAACAGACTGGTTCTGAATCAGACAAGTTAGGAAGTAAATTATCTTCTTTAGAGAAGCAGTATGAATTACAAAGTCAAAAAGTTGAAGTAACTAGCCAACGTTTAGCCAATGCGAAAAAATATTATGGAGAAAATTCCACCGAAGTTCAGAAACTTGAAAGAGAACTGATTAATCAACAAACAGCGCAACAACGTTTGTCAAACGAAATTGATAAAACGAGTAATGCACTAGCTCAAGCAAAAGGCGAAATACAGACGTACGAGTCTACAATGCAACAGTTGGATAGTGAACAAAAAAATGTTCAAGCTAGTGCTTCTCTGATTGAATCCGAATACAAAAAATGGCAAGCAACTGCTGGTCAATCAGCTTCTGAAGCCGAGAAATTAGCGAAAGCCCAAGAATATGTTTCTCAACAATCTGAAAATGCGGAGAAAACGATAGATATCCTAAGACGACAGTTAGAAGCTACACAGTCTGAATTTGGCGCTACATCCACAGAAGCAATGCAGATGGAAGCGAAGCTTAATGATGCTGAACGTGAATTTGAAGAGTTAGGACAAGCTGCTAAAAATGTAGATACAACTAACTTGGACGATATCGGAAGCAAAATAGATATGAATAATTTAATGGAAGCTTCTGACGTTTTAAGCGACATTGGCGATAAGCTTACAGAATTAGGGAAACAAGCAGTGGACTCTGCTAACAGTGTAGGTAGTTCCCAGAGTAAGATACAAGCTAATTTTGGTTTGTCTAAACAAGAGGCTGAAGAATTAACGAATGTAGCCAGAGACATTTATTATAAAGGTTTTGGAGAATCGTTAGATCAGTCCACAGATGCATTGATTTTGGTAAAGCGTAATTTAGGCGATTTAAATAATCAAGATTTACAAAATATCACGGAACAAGCTATGGTCCTAGAAAACACCATGGGCGCTGATATGGATGAAACGTTACGTGGTGTAAATGGCTTAATGGTCAATTTCGGCTTGAGTGCTCAAGATGCAATGGATTTAATGGTTTCGGGTACTCAAAACGGTTTAGATAAAACGCACGAATTAGGCGACAATATGGCAGAATATAGCCAATTATGGAGTCAAATGGGATATTCAGCTGATGAAACGTTCGGAATGCTTCAAAATGGTTTAGATGCGGGTGCTTATAACCTTGATAAAGTCAATGACTTAGTTAAGGAAATGGGAATATCGTTAACAGATGGTCGATTTGAGCAAAACATGGATATGTTTAGTGAAAGTACTAGAAAAGCTTTTGAAGAGTGGAAAAATGGCGGAGGAACACAAAAAGACGTTATTAATTCCATGATTCAAGATTTTAGCAATATGGATGGTCAATACGACCAATTAAATAAAGCTTCGACAATTTGGTCTGCGCTTGGCGAAGATAATGCGATGAAAGTTGTCCAATCTTTAACTGATGTTAACCATACATTTGATGATGTTAGTGGATCTGCACAAAAAATGAATGAAGATTCTACTACTCCGTTGCAAGAGTTGAACGGGAAAATAGCTGAATTAAAGGATTCATTAGCTCCTATAGGCAACACAATCATAGATGCACTCGAACCAGTAATTGATTTTCTAGGAAAGATGGCTGATGCGTTTAATAATCTTCCACAACCAGTACAGGATTATGCCGTAGCAATTGGCGGATTGACTGCTGCATTTACTTTATTAATGCCAATAATAGTTGGCTTCATGGCTCTAGGTGGTCCTACTACATTAATAATAGGAGCAGTTATTACTGCTATTGCTGGAGTTATAGCAATTATAAAAAACTGGGGTGCAATTACTGACTGGTTTAAGGGAATATGGAGTAAATTCACTGATTGGTTGGGTGGTACTTGGGAAAGTATAAAAGAAGGTGCCTCATCAGTTTGGGATGGAGTCAAAGAAACCTGGTCTGGATTTGTAGATTGGGTTCAAGGAATTTGGCAAGGAGTTTCTGATTGGTTTGGAGAGTTATGGAGCGGATTAGTTGAAGGAGCTTCCAACATCTGGCAAGGAGTCCAAGAGACTTGGCAAGCATTCGTTGATTGGGTTTCAAATATTTGGAACGGAGTCAAAGAAGTATGGTCGATTATTTGGGCGGACATTGTAGGAATTGTTCAAATACCATGGACATTAATAACGTCATTGATTCAAGCTGGTATTAATATTATCGTGGGTATTTTTGATGTAGCTGGACAGTTATTAGGCGCAGCTTGGCAAGCTGTTTGGACGCCTATTTCTGATTTCCTTAAAAATATTTGGGATACTATGACACAATGGATAAGCATCGCTTGGAATGGAATTGTAACTACATTCCATACTATATTTGATCCAGTAGTGGCATGGTGGAATGGTATATGGACATCTATTAGTACTACGGCTTCAAATATTTGGAATTCAATTAGTGCAACAGCTTCTAGTATTTGGAACAGTATCAAGAATACAATCACTAGCTTGGTACAAGCAGCTGCTACAGTAATTCAAAATATTTGGTCAACTGTATCTAGTTGGTTAGGTGGAATTTGGAATTCAATCAGCTCTACAGCATCAAATATCTGGAATAGTGTGACTAGTAGTATAAGCAATGCTATAAACGCAGCTAAAAGTGCCATTCAAAGTGTTTGGAATAGTATATCTTCGTGGATCAGCGGAATTTGGAACGGTATCAAAAACACTGCTTTGAATCTTTGGAATGGAATTACAAGCACTATTAGCTCTAAAGTAAACGATGGAAAAAATGCAATTTCAAGCGGTTGGTCCAATCTAACAGGTATTGTTTCCGACATATTCAATAATGTTAAAAGTACAATTGCTAACATATGGGAAGGCATCAAAAAGACTGTTAGCGCTCCAATTGATTGGATTAGAGACAAAATCAGTGGCATTTTTGATAATTTGAATATTTCTATACCACATATTCCGTTACCGGAATTTATCATGGAAGGCAGCTTTAACCCGCTAAAAGGTCAAATCCCCCATTTGCGTGTAAAATGGCATGCTAAAGGAGGTATCTTTACTAAACCAACTTTACTAGGTGGAATGAACGGTGTCGGTGAAGCAGGACCTGAAGCAGTTTTACCTTTGAAAAGATCTGTTTTGCAAGAAATTGGTGATCGTATCTTGAGTAGCACATCAGTTTCATCTAGGGCACAAACGATTCAACCTGTGAATAACTACGAATTCAATTTCACAATTGATGGTAACGCAGATGAGGTTACTATGAAGCAAACAACTCAACAAATCATTGATAGCATTACAAAAGTTCAAAATGATAATGCTTCGGCATGGCGTTAAACAGGAGAGTATTTCTCCTGTTTTTTTAGTATTAAAAAGGATGTGAAAAAATGACTGATTGTATACATTCTATAATCGATGGATTTCCTGATTATTTGCATAAATTGGCTTTAGCTGAAAGACCAACCATACCTTCTCCAAAAAGACAGAGAGTTGAAACTTCTGTTTTAGGTAGGTTAGGTGGCTTAGTACAAGATTACTCGTTTGAAGATATGTCGTTTACATTGCACTATAACTATTTAGAGGATGTGGAAGACCATCAAGCGTTCAAGCAATCGTTTTATATCATGCGTCATTGGTTAAACTATGCAAAGAAATTAGAATTCTCTGACGATCCCAACGTCTATTACGTTATCCAGACTATCGATATTGGGGATGCAGAAAACGATATTGTTGAATGGGGAGAGTTCGATGTAAATATTACTGCGAAACCATTCGCAAGAGTTCAAGAAGATGTACCTATAACCGTAGATAAACCACAGTCATTTAACTTGCTGAATAATAGTTTAGAAGAAAGTTTTCCAAAGATTATCATCACTCCTTCAGCTACTTCATGCCAGTTCATCTTAAATGATTATGTGTTTAGTTTTGAAGGCTTAGTAGTAGGAACTGACGTAGTCATTGATAGTGATTTGATGCTTTGCTACGAAGAGCAATTGGACGGAGATATTTTAGATCGGTCCAACAAAATGAAGACCATGCAATATCCGACATTGCAAGTGGATATTAATTATTTTAATTGTACTGGTTTGAGCAAAATACAAATTTATCGTAATGGGTTAAGGTAGGTGAAATAGATGATCGATAATTTAATAACTATTTACGATAAAAACGACGCGAATAATTTAGCTGAACATTTATATGATACGCAAGGTTTAGGCGCTTTGTCAGACTGGTTAACAGCTACTGTTAGCAATAAATTAAACGGAGCCGAGATATTTCAGGGTACTTATCCAATAAGCGGAACTAATGCAGACTTGATTATAGAAGGACGTATTATTCAGTGCTATGTAGATGAAAATCGAGCAAAGCAACGTTTACGTATTTATTATGCAAAGACTTCCGTAATAGGAAATACGATAGAAGTAAAAGCTGAACCTATTTTCAATGATATAAGAAAATCGGTGTTGAATAAATATGACAGCGGAACAGAAAAGATCACTGCTACTCAGGCATGGCAAAACGCAAAAGCTTTAGCGAAACCAGTTATTCTTTCGCAGTTTTCTTTCACATCATTAGTAGATACGCTTGCTAATGTGAAGATAGAAAAAGCGAATTTTTTAGAATTCTTTGGTGGAAAAGAGGGGTCTATTCTAGATCGATTTCATGGGGAATTTCTTAAAGATAATAACACATTACGTCATGAAAAAAGGCTAGGTACGGATCATAAAATCAAAGCGATTTATACTAAAAACTTAACTGGTCTCGACTTAGAGATAGATGCTCAAAGTGTTTTAGTTGGAGTTTATCCATTCATTAGCAGTTCGTCAGAAGGAGAAGATGAGATCACTCTACCAGAAGAAGTTATTTTCACGGATTACGTGGATGATTATCCTGCTGGATATGTTTCTTTTGTTGATTTTAAAGACAAAGTGACTGATGTAGCCACATTAAGGGAAGCTGCTAAAGACTGGTTGAAAACAAATATAGATAAACAAAAACCACAAGTGAGTGGTTCGATTGAATTAGTACCATTAAGGCATCAGAGAGGCTATGAAAAATTTGTTGATTTAGAAAAAGTTTCGATGGGCGACGGAGTAGATGTGTATCATCCACAGTTAAAAGTGAATATGTCAGCGAGAATTGTGGAATATACGTTTAATGTTCTAACCAATTCATACGATAAATTAGTTGTAGGAAACGTCAAAACAAACTTCTTAGAAAACACAGAGAATAATGTCAGCAATTTGATTAATGATGCCATTGATCAATTGAAAAATGGTGGCGAAATCAGTGATTTAATCAATGATATTGTAGATCATCAAACTGATATGATTACTGGCCAAGATGGTGGGTATGTTTTATTAGATCCTAAAGAAGCACCTAGTCGTATTTTGATTATGGACACGCCAGATAAGAATACTGCACGGAACGTTTTGCAAATCAACAACGCGGGTATTGGTTTCTCTAAAACTGGTATTAATGGAACGTATGACACCGCATGGACGTTAGATGGCGGATTCAATGCCTCGTTTATTACAGCTGGTGAGATAGTAGGGATTACTATTAGAGGTACTACATTAATTAGTGATGGTGCTGATTATAGAACAAGTATTGCTAATGGCAAAATGACTTGGTACTCAAAAAAAGTTAACAAAGATATTATGGAGCTAGAAGCACGTGATTATGTAAGTGCTGATGCCGGTATTGTATCATACACCATGAAAACTGGTGGTGGTTTCATGATTAGAAATCCACAGGGTAACTTGGTTTTTAGTACGTGGGATAATGGTAATAACAGACCGTTTTTATCTTTTGGTGCGCCAAATTTCAGATACAGTAATGCTAGTTATATAAATGATGGTGACGGTAATTCTTTAGGTATTGATGGTAGTGCAGGTAATTCATGGGAATTTAAAGTAGCTGGTAGGACTATGAAATTTACTAGTGACGGTATGCTAACGTTACCAGGTTGTTTTTTTGGTTCATGGGAAGATGGGAAACTTGCTAGGTTTGAACAATCAACGGTACAAGTATATAAAGATTTTACTGTTAGAGGTACTAAAAACTCAACCGTACCAACAGAACATTATGGACAACGACTATTAAACGCTTATGAAACTCCAGAATATTATTTCGCTGATTATGGGGAAGCCGTTACAGGTGATAATGGTAAAGTTCGTGTTGATATTGACCCCATGTTTGCTGAGACAGTAAATCTAAGTCGGTATATGACACATGTGACACCTACAGAGCTAGTTTTGTGCGCAGTTACTCACGAAGATATTGACCATTTTATCATTGAAACTAGTAAGCCAAACGTATTAGTTAGATGGAATTTAGTGGCACACCGTCTAGGGTATGAAGATATTAGATTAAAAGAGGATACAGCATATGATAGCACAGTGCTTGACCAAAAACGTTTTTAAAACGAAGACAAGGAGGTATATAAATGGCTAGCAGTTTATATAATTTGGCTTTAGATTTCAGCAAAGAATTAAACTACACCAAAGCTATTATGGCTCGTCAAGGTGATAAAGGGATTACGGTGACTGTTAAACCGTTTCTAAATGGCTTGAAGATGGATACGAGTGGCGGAACATTTACTTTAAAAGGAACAACACCATCTAACCGTTACGTAGATAGTGTTGCAACTAGCGTAACTAGTGAAGAAGTCACATTTTCTCTTGATGGCACATTTATGAGTGAAGCAGGATATTATAAACACTGCTACGTAGAATATAGAAAAGGTAATCAAATTTTAACAACGCAAGACATCATTTTTTTCTCACTAGGAGTGTCTGACATTTCGCAAGGCCAAGCCGATGAATACGTTTCACAATTGGAAGAGTTGATTCGAAAGTATAATGAAACTTTTGATGCTTTTATGGCTGAAATTAAAGTTAGAGTGGATAGCTTAAATCAACAGATTACTGATTTAACTGGTCAAGCTAAAATACTACAAGACAAGTTAGATGCTCTGAAAGAAGAAATTTCTAAATTAGGTAACTTACAAGTGATGTACAGTAACAGCATCGAATTCGGGGACTATGATTATAGTGGGAATCCGAATTTATTTGTAAATAAATTGGAATCTAGCGATTTTAACAAGGGTAGTCATGGATCGCTAACTGATGATAATTGGAAGTTACATTTTACTTCTGACGGTACAGGCAGTATTAATATGTTCACAGCGAATAGTATGCCGCCGCTTGTTAGTGGTAAAACATATACTATAAGTGCAAGATTAAGATTTGATGAAGGAACAACTGGAGATATTAATAAATTAAAGTTGGCATATCGTAAAACACCCGGAGGATCTGTACTATTAGAAGCAAACAACAAAAGCATGACAATAGATGATGTAGGAAAAGAAATAATAATCAAAGGTACAGCAAAAGTTGCATATGAACCAACAAGCTTAGAACGTTTTTACATTACTGTTATTTTTGACAATGGTAAAATAACTGGTGGTTTTAAGTTGTCTCACATTAAGATAGAAGAAGGCTCTACAGCCACCCCATATCAGCCTAACTTACTTGATGCGCCGTATTATTTGAGTAAGGTGGCTTTGGGTAAGAATATTGCTGACCCTACAAAAACCTTTCCAATTAAATCTAGTGGGTTCAATATATATGTAGGTGACACGAAAGAAGATCTTATGATAGGTCAAACTTATACTATCACGCTTAAAGGAACAAAGCCCGCAAGTCAAACTTTTGCAGCATTTAATCGTTGGGATGTTAAGTTTGGAGACTTAAAACCGGTTGAGGGATTGGCAGACGTATGGTCTCTAACATTTACACCAACGAAGCTTGTACCGGATTTTCCTAAAAACTTTCGCATCTATCAGTCACCTGAAGCAACAGCAGGCGCATGTCAAATTGACTGGCTAAAGATTGAAAAAGGTGACACTAGAACTCCTAATATTGAGCAATATAAATACCTAGGAATCGGCATGCGAGACTCAAATAATCCAAAAGACTATGTATGGGATCTAGCACCAGAATATGTCGAAGACAATCTTGCTACAGATGTTAAAATTTCTGAAATTACTGGTAAAGCAAACAATTATACCGATGGGAAAGTAGCTATTGTTAACAAAAACCTTTCAGATATATCAGCAGACTTAAATAAACAAATAGCTAATAATAAAAATAATATTGCTACTAATACAACGAATATCTCCACTAACACTACAGCTATATCTACACTACAAAACAAAAATTTATTCACGCAGAATAAAAGTACACATGGCTTAACTTGGATTGCACATAGAGGAAACAATTCAACCGCACCAGAAAATAGTATTGTAGCTTTCGAAAATGTTTATAGACACCAAGCGATAGAAACAGATATTCAGTTAACAAGCGATAATCGTTGGGTAGTTATGCATGACGAAACAGTAGATAGAACAACTAATGGTACAGGAAACATATCAGATATGACCTATGATCAATTTAGAGCCTTAAGAATTGATACCGGTGCTAATGTTGATAAGCTAACTGATGATGAAAAAATTCCACCTAATTTAGAAGAGTTTTTATTGATATGTAAAAAAAACAATAGAATACCAGTTGTTGAAATAAAAGCTACTGGCGGATATACAAAAGAGCAACTTCAATTAATTAAAACTATTTCTGATGGAATTGGGATGACTGAAAAAACTATATTTATCAGTTTTAACTACGATATGTTAGTTTTAATGCGAGAGATATTTCCTTTTAACGAATTACAGTGGGTATATCAAGGTACAATTAATACAGATGTTATTACAAAATTAAAAACGCTTGGTTTACCTTGCGGTTTAGATATAAATGAAAATAATGCGTCTCTAACTAAAGATAATGTAAACTTGCTACATGCTAATCGCTTGAAAATTGGCGCGTGGACTGTTAGATATAATTCTTTTGAAAAGATGAAAGACTTAGGAATAGATTATATCACTACGAATAGTCCATCTGGTTACTTAAAATATGCCGAATTAAGTTTGCGTAACGGTTTTACACCTACTAATGATAATGGCCAAGTCCCACAGTTTGCAGCAGAGTTAGAAGGAGGATATGTTTTTCTAAGCTTCAATGTAAAAGATGGAGCAAATAATAATCAATTAACAGAAATTGCCAAATTACCTGATTGGGCTATCCCTCATGAAAAACAATATAATCAGTGTATGATACGGACGTCTAGCGGTGTATCACTAGCTACTTTTGATACGCAGGGATGGAAACATTCTACGGGTGTAACTGAAGGTACAATTACTATTGGTTTAGGCTGGTCTTCGAGAACTACCTGGGCCGCAGGTCAATGTATTTATAAAATAGATTAACTTTGCTACCAACACGCTCAATAGAGGGTGTTTTTTATTTTGCAATGAAAGGAGGCTAGTTAGTTGAAAGACGAAGCAATACAAGACGTGGTAGAACGCTTAGTGCGTATTGAAACGAAACTGGATAATTACGAATCATTACGCGAAAAAGCGGAAAGTGCAAAAGATAGAGCGGATCAGGCATATTCTATTGCGCTTAATAATGCGGAAGATATCAAAGAAATGAAAGCCAATAATAAATGGTCGTGGGGTTACATGATCGGTTTAGGCATTACGATCATTGGCTATTTCTTGACTAAATTGTAAAGGAGGTGAGAAGAAATGATTTTACCAGATAAGTATTACCAAGTCATTAAATGGACAGTTTTAACAGTATTACCAGCTGCTTCTGTGTTAGTAGCCACGTTAGGGAAAGCGTATGGATGGAATGGAACAGATATGACAGTGCTCACTATTAATGCAGTAGCAACATTTTTAGGCGTTATCACTGGTGTGTCTGCATATAACTTAAAAAAATAGGAGGAAACAAATGAAAAAGAAAATCTTTATAGGGGCTCTCGTAGCTCTTTTTTTGTTGCCGGTAAAAGCATTTGCCTATACGATCAATAATGAATTTAATTTGGGCGTTAATGAGGGTAGCTCTCAAGTAGCAAATAACCAATATATTCTATTGCATGAAACAGCAAACGAAACTGCGACAGGACGAAATGAAGCGCAGTATATGCAACGTTCATGGACTAGTGCTTACACTGCTTACATTGTGGGAGACGGCGGAATTGTTTATCAAGTCGGTCAACCTGGTTATGTACAGTACGGTGCTGGTTCGTATGCTAATGCCAACAGTCCTGTGCAGATTGAGTTACAACACACACATGATAAAGCAACGTTTGAAAAAAACTACAAGGCATACGTTGAATTGGCTAGAGATTCAGCAATAAAATATGGTATTCCATTAACATTGGACACTCCTTATAACAAACCAGGAATCAAATCGCATTTATGGGTAACACAAAACATTTGGGGCGATCATACAGATCCTTACGGTTATCTTTCTGAAATGGGCGTAAGTAAAGAAAAATTAGCATATGATTTGGCTCATGGATTTACCGATGAAAATCCGACAACTTCAGATGATAAACCAGTCATTGATCCAACTAGAGCAGGTGCTGCAAATTCTACGCTGACAGATGGAACAAATTACGCCCACATTGATCAGTTCGGAGAAATCGAAAACGCAAACTTACATGTGGCTGGTTGGCACATCGCTAACTATAAATACGAGTATATCTTCATTATGGATTACAATACTGGGAAAGAATTAGCTCGAGTAAAAGCTGATGGAATATATAGACCAGATGTAAATCAAGCTTATAATACTTCTGGAAACGTTGGCTATCATGTATCTTTCAATATGCGTAAATTTCCTAATAAGAAAGTATACGTCATGATGCGTGCGACAAACGATCCAGAAGGGAACACTAAAGGCGGAGCACAAGATTTTCATGATAAACGCTGGTATTTAAATATTCCGCAACGATAAAAAATGGCCCCTCGTTGAGGGGCAGTACATATAATTAGGCTACATCTGCAATTTTAGTTATTGTTATAAAGACGGCTAAGATGTAAAATTAACATATATTTATAACAAATGATCGGAGAAGCGGCTGTTGGAAGAATTACATTTATTTTTTGATGATTCAGGCGTCTTGCATAGGAATGCACCTAATAGATTTTTTGTCTACGCTGGATACGCATTCATTGGCAAGGATAATAAAGAAATTGCAAAAAGAAAATATAAAAAAGTGGTTCAACGAATCCAAACCAAACGAGGTAACAGAGAAGAATTAAAAGCTTGTTATTTAGATAAAAGTGAAAAATACGAATTATACAGGGTTTTAAAAAACGAACATAGTATGGGATTAACAGTTGATATCAAAAGGGTACAGTCAAATATTTTAGATCATAAAAAATCAATACACAGATATAAAGATTATGTATTAAAAAGACTGGTCAAAGAAAAAATTAAGTTGCTGATAAATAGAGGATTATTGAATCAAGAGGACGACTTAAAGCTATGTATCTGTGTGGATGAGCAAGCCACTGCAAGTAATGGCTATTATAATTTTGAGGAATCAGTATATGAAGAACTAAAAAATGGTGTTCATAATTTTAATTATGGTGTATTTTATGAACCTATTTGGAAAGGTAAGTTAGAAATAAATGTGTCTTATTGCGATTCTAAACATAATTATTTGATACAAGCTAGTGATATATTGGCAAACAGATTATGGACATCGTTCAAGATTGATAACAGAGAAATGAGAAATATACCGGAACATTCTTGTATGAGGTTGCCTTAAAAAATAAGCTAAATTTTTTTAAGCATAACTATTGCATTTAGCAGATAGTTACTTTATGATTAACTTACAGGCGAATTAATTTCGCACTGCCGACACAAGGAATACGATAATAATTATTAAGCGTAATGTAAGTACGCCGTCCCTTGTGGGCCACCTCCAAAAGGTGGTTTTTTTATTTAATTTTAATCAGTATTGTATTTGTATTTTCGTTCTGCAATTAACTCTTCTAAATGCTTAAATATAGTTCTTTATATTAAATCGTGTTAGCCTTGTGTTACCATTACATTCGTGTTATACTAAACAAGTAATCTAATTTGAAACGTAATCTGAGCGATATATTCACACTATAAAAACTCCTTTTACAAAGTAATATTAATTGCAACAAAACACGTATTATATACGTATCAGGAGGAAATATATATGAATAACGGTACAGTAAAATGGTTTAACTCAGACAAAGGTTTTGGATTTATCACTGGAGAAGATGGAAATGACGTATTTGCACATTTCTCAGCGATCCAGGGAGAAGGCTTCAAGTCTTTAGATGAAGGCCAAGCAGTTACTTATGATATTGAAGAAGGTCAACGTGGCCCTCAAGCAGTAAATATTGTAAAATAATGTTGAACTTTAAACACCTCATTTGAGGTGTTTTTTTATTTTAAGCTAGATACCGTAATTATTGCTAGCAATTTAGAGTAGTTCGTTACTAATTAAGGAGCAAATAAAATTATTATAATATAAAAAATTAAGCAAATAATAGACTAAAAAATAACTATGTGATATAATAAACATAGAAAAAAGCTTCAGATACTCCCTCACCCTAGAGTCTTTCCCCAAAAAGATAAGTATCTGAAGCTTTTTTCTTTTTATGACTTGGAAATAATAGCATAAAATAATATATTTTACAAAGAATAAGTACAATCTAGTTTTTTGCTATTAAATGTGTAATAATAAATATGCCACCACAACAAAGAATGAAACCTATTATTATCTAGTCTATGTCCATTCATTTTGTTTGCAGGAGTTGTGATGGTTTATCGTACCTTTAGCTCAGTTGGTTAGAGCAGACGGCTCATAACCGTCCGGTCGTAGGTTCGAGTCCTACAGGGTACATTAATGTAGCCATTTGAATCGTTCTGTGTTAGAATTTTTTGAAGAGTATTATACAAGCTAAAGCTTTTCTTCATTGCCACTCAAATGAGTGGCTTTTTTATGTATTCTTTTATGGATTAATGAAAGGATGTTTCACATAGTTATACTTCTGTATATTTGAAAAGTTTTACTTTGACTTTTAAAATAGAAAGACATTTGGGTTAAATTGTGAGATAATAATAAAGAAGAGTTTAAAGCGTTCCCCAAAAACCACTCCCCCATAAGTGTGTTACGCTTTAAACTCTTTTATATTTGGAGCCATTAAAAGCATACCATATAACTGTAAAAAATAATGGGAAAAAGACTTATAATTGGAGTGATAGTTAATTAGTGACTTATTTTTGATTTTATAGCACTAATACTATAAAATATAGATATCATCATATTACACAATCTTAATACTAACTTAAAAATATCTCCTTTTATAAGTATGGTGATAAAATCCGTTCCGGGCTACCTTTTTAGGTAGCCTACTTTAATCTTTATACCTTTCTGGATCAACGAAAGTATACTTTATATAGTCATAACGCCGATGATCGCTACGTGCGTCCGGCACGTCAGTCACCACATCAAATAAAAAGTATACATCCTTCTTCATTCTCGTTTTCGCAGCAGGGATTTTAAAGTAGTTCTTATTAGAATAGTAGAGATTGATTAATAAACTGTCTTCGATTGCTAAAAAGAAAACTTCTGAATCCCACACCTTATAAAAATCTTTGACGAATCTATTCGAAGGGTCAAATTTAAACCATAATTGTGTTTTTCCTTCCAACAACATAATGTTCACCTCAAAAAGAGTATACGAACAAATGTTCTTTTTGTAAAGGTGGAATTTATTATACTAAATAAATAGGTGAACAAGTACTTGTGCCAAATTAAGTGCCAAAAAAAATCGAATTTAATAAAACACAAACAAAAAGGAATCCTATTATGATAACATTTCTTATAATAACAAATACAACAGAAGACATGTAATAGTTAGTCAGGAACGTATAAATAACCCCTGTATCCTTTGTGGTACAGGTTTTTTTATTTTAAAACAACAAAAATTAAATGTTTTATAATTAAAAAAACTTCATTTTTTATTGATATAAGGGTATAATTGTTGTTGAAGGAAGGTGATAAAAAAACATTTTCATTAAAACGGAAAGCAAAAAATAAAAATAAAAATGAAAGAAGGAGAAAAATTAAAAAAATGGATTCTTAGCGCTACATTGATTGTTTTACTTAGGGCTTTCGCAGATGCAAGGGTAATAGAACAAAGTGGTTTTACTGGTAGGTGTGTAGCTTTTCCAATGCTATGGAGCTAGAGCCTTTCTAGTGGGCATAAGTATGTTTAACTTTTTATGCTAATCTGGGCACATAATGTACAGGCGCACTACATAGAGAATCTCGAAAGTGGGATTAGTACTAAGTATAGTTGATACAAACAGCACTTCACAGCTAGAATAATTGGAAAGTCAGAAGTTTTTTGTTCGATTTGAAATACCTAGTTAGTTTGAATAAGTACATAAAGAATCTTCTTATTTAGCACTTAATAAAAAATATAAAAAACATTTAAAAGAGAAATTAAAGGGTTTCTCAATCTTTGATAAAAAAGGAGGAAGTAGAAAATGAAAAAAGCAAAATTGATACTTAGTACAATCGTCTTGACATCTTTATGTAGTGGTTTTTTAGGGACTGGGACGGTGGATGCCAGTGAATATAATAATAAAGTTGTTTCGCTTCGAGCTGCTAGTGATACAACGCTTACTGTGTCACGCATACCTCATAATCCTATTCTATATTTTGAAATTTCAATGGAAAATTATAATCAATCTGACTCAACCCAACGTTGGGTAATGGAGTACAATGCAAATGCCGGTGGTTATTATATCCGGGAGCAGATTCCGGGAAGTATGAATTTTACACCGCAATATATTTGGGATAGTGGAGGAAGCTTTTTGGACTTCTCGGGTAACAAAGAGAGGGTAGGGACTCTGTGGAAGTTATATTCAGCCGGACAGAATTCGTTGGGAAATATATTTTTTATAGAAAATATGTCAAACGGGAACTATATGAGTTGGACCAGAGGAGGTCATACTGATCGGGCGTTGAGGTCTACTGCATTTGATTGGAATTGGGAGCAAAGATTCATTGTACAAGTTGAAGGAGAAGTTTAAAAGAGAAAAATGGAAGTACACTAATACGTTCAATCTTTTTGACTTATATCTAGAGAGTGGGGCAATAATCAGATTTTTTTCTGACTATTGTCCCACTCTCTTTTTTATATATTTTTCGTTATTTTATTTGTGCTAACAAGATTTTGCTCAAGCCCAATCTCCATTACGGAAAATCGGTACTGTAGAACCGTCTTCGCGGATACCATCGATATCCATCTTGTCAGATCCTACCATGAAATCTACGTGGGTTTGACTTCTATTCAAACCAGCTTCTGCTAATTCTTCATCGGACATTTCTGTACCGCCTTTCACACTGAAGGCATAAGCAGATCCTAAGGCTAAATGGTTCGATGCGTTTTCATCAAATAGTGTATTGAAGAAAATGATACCAGATTGAGAAATAGGTGAAGGGTCAGGAACAAGTGCCACTTCTCCTAGACGACGCGCACCTTCATCGGTATCAAGCAATTTTTCTAAGACATCTTCGCCTTGTTCGGCAGAAAAGTCAACTACTTTTCCATCTTTGAAAGTAAATTTCATACCAGAGATGATCGTACCAGCATAACTCAGTGGTTTTGTACTTGAAATATACCCATCTACACGATGACTGTCAGGAGCGGTGAACACTTCTTCTGTTGGCATATTTGCCATGAATTTTTCCCCTCGAGCATTGTAGCTTCCAGCACCTTCCCAAAGATGGTTTTTAGGCAATCCAATGATGATATCCGTACCAGGAGCAGTGTAGTGCAGGGCAGAAAATTGTTCTTGATTCAATTCTTCTGCTTTTTTTGCTAATTTCTCATCGTGTTTTTTCCATGCTAAAACAGGGTCTTCTTCGTAGACACGAGTTGTTTTAAAAATTTGATCCCATAATGCATCAACTTGTTCTTCTTCTGGCAGATCTGGAAAAACTTTTGCTGCCCATTGTTTACCAGCAGCAGCTACAACAGTCCAACTGACTTTATTTGCCTGAGTTGCCTTGCGCAAATTCATTAGTGCTTTACCGGCAGCTGCTTGATAAGTTGCTACTCGGTGGCTGTCTACACCGGCAAACGCATCAGGATCGGCAGAAACGACACTAATCCTGCTTGCTCCTTTTTCAAGCCATTCATCCGCTTGAACGATTTTAGATTGTGGTACATCCTCAATACGATCTGTTGCTGCATGTAAAAGAAATTCTCTTTGAATCTGATCATCTGTCCACTGAACGATGACTTCAGCAGCTCCTAATTTGTAAGCTTCTTGTGTGATCAAGCGAGCAAGGGGTGCTTGGTCTACACTGATCTGTAAAACGACTGTGTGACCTTTTTCTGTGGCCACGCCAGTTTCTGCAATTAAGCGTGCATATTTTTTTAGAAGTTCATTAAAATTCGATAACAT